GATATCATGATTCTCACATCCCTTACCACCCCATCTGAAGTATACTTAGTAAGTTCAGATTCCCCTTGTAAAAGATTATAATCTATTTTTTCTACTGGAACTAATAACATATCTACATTCACCCTTCTTGGGTAAATATAATTATCAAAGCCATCAATATCTAAATCAGTATAGGTAGCCGTTAAAGTTCTTGTTTTTAAAAAGTGATTCCACCAAGAATCTCCTGCGTCTATGTAGATAATATTTCTAGGACCGGAGTACGAAGAAACGGTCGCATTAAACAACGCATCATCATCCCCCTCTTCCCACGCACTAACATAGACCGCACTCGTTTGTCTAAAGTTTACAATCTCTTCTTCTATACTACCAATACTACTGGGAGATAACTTTACTAAGTAACCAGCCTTTAAAGAGGTCCCACTAGATAGCTCTACATTATCAGCATAAGAAGTACTTACGGATAAATTAAAGGAATACTTAGGATCAGAATTCATCTTTCCTTTATTCCCTCTTTTTAAATACCCATTAATAATTGAAAGGTCTGGTAGATTAAATGCTTGAGCTTGGGATCTTTTAGATTTTAAAGTTATTCCTACTTCATCCCCAGATCTCTTAACAACAGATAAGTAATCATTTTTCTCTCCTACTTTAGCATGCACCCCACCCCAGGCTACAACATCAATACTATCATCATCACCCACTCTAACCCCTGTTACCCCACTCCTAGTATATACAGGGACTTTTAAATTATAATCACTAGGTAGCATGTGATAAGCCTGGACTCGTCTTTGCATATCTCCATCAGCACTATTCTTGGCATACATGCTATACCTACTGTTTCTTATTCTCTCTAAACCAACAGCCCTATTACTAGAAGGGACATTCTGATTATGCAAAATAGGAATAGGTTCTGATAATTGATTTGAGGAATCAAGTAATTCTTTTAATATGTTCTGATTATATCCTTCATAAGTATTTGTATAAGCAGCCCTTTTTATGGCTCTATACATCATTTGAGTTAAATCTAATGCTGCCATATTAAAAGTATTAAGACGATTAATCAGTTGCTTGGTAGAGGGTGATAAACTATTTTGAATTATCCCTTCTTGATAAATGAAAGTAGATAAAGTTGTTCCATTATAAGGAACAAAGGAAGCACTTGGTTTTGCTTGTAAAAAAGTATTAAGAGATTGATTAATAATATCTTTAAATAAATTATTATTATCTAAGATACTTTTTTGAATAGTTCTAGTTGCTAATTTAGCTCTGAAAGTATCATTAGAAATGCGTATATTGTATTCATCATCATAAGGATCTAAACTTGGATCAGAGTCTTTTAAGTTATATGCTGTTAATGATTCAGAACCACCGAATGTAGGATTGCCCTCATCATCAAAAAGATCCCCACCAGTATCATCTCTGGATCCCGTAGTTCCTCCAGTAAAGAAGTCTCCTCCACCACCATCTATACCTTCTCCACCAGTATCATCTCTTGATCCCGTAGTTCCTCCAGTAAAGAAGTCTCCTCCTCCATTATCATTTTGACAGTGAACTAAACACTCACTCTTTATTTGATAAGTAGGTGTTTTGGGACCATATAAAGCATTATACACACACCCTTTTACTCCTCCTATATTCGTACAATACCACTTAGGTTTCTTAGCTCCTCCACCTGGGGGGACTAACGGTGGACCTCCAGGGATTCCAGGACCCGTCCCTGGACCACCAGGGGGACCTTGGTTATCGAAGTCGTCCTGACAGAAAGCTAAACAAGCAGCCTTGGTAGGATGCTTAGTCTCGTTTGGACCAAACCCACTACCTGGGGTATGTATACAACTTTTCTTTCCACCACTACTTACACATCTCCATGCAGGAGGGAGTGTAGGAGGCTCTGGAGGGGGTGGGGCTGTGGGTCCAGGACCTGGAGGAGTAAAGGGAGGGTTTGGAGTACAATCTGCCTTACACAAACCTCTTGTAGGATATGGAGTTTCTCCTGGACCAAATTTATTTGTTTTAATACAGTCCTTTTTACCACCAATTTCCACACACTTCCACCAATCTCCAGGAGGAGGTGGGGGTGGAGGAGGTGGAGTTTTTATACAATTAGCTTTACATAGTGCTTCAGTAGGAAATCTTATTTCGTTTTTACCAAAGTTAGCTGTAAATATACAGCTTTGGAAACCTCCAGTATCTATACATCTCCAAGCAAATATATTAGGAGTTCCAGGACCAACAGGGCCACTAGGGCCAGGGGGAACAACAGGAGGACCTGGATTGTCTGGATCATCCTTACATTCGCACCAAGTTAATTTAATAGGAACACAATTATTATCAGGATCTGTACAAGGATTTTTATTACTAAGAATATTTTTATCCCTACAATTTTTTTGTATATCCCCTTGATTTACATTAAAGCATAGAGGCCCTTGGTCTGAATATAACTCATGATACTCAGAATAGCTTTTAGGAGGGGGAGGAGGTCCTGTAAGAGGGACTCGCTCACATGTTTGCGTCCATGTAGCAGTCATAATACGACACCCTGGAGGGCACTGGGGGCAGTCGTATGCCGTTCCTTGTATGGTGGGGGTCTTACGCATCACACAAGCACAAGCCCTCTGAGGGCCTGGAGCCCCTCCTGGAGGTATACCACCAGGACCCCAGGGATCACCACCACCACCTCCATGACCACCACCTCCATCACCATCACAATTAGCTTTACATTCTGCTAAAGTTGCCCAAGATCCAGGAGGGGGTGGAAGATCACGGGCTTGAGTTATAGGGAGACATTTTTTACTCCAAGGATTTACTTGTGTACAAAACCAGTAGGTAATATCTCCACCCCCAGGCTTTCCAGGATCATCAGGATCATCTGGTCCACCACATTTAGTTCTACACTCTGCTTGGGTTTTCGAAGATCCTGGAGGAGGTGGAAGATCAGGGGATTGGGTTACAGATATACATTGTTTATTTTGTGTACAAACCCAGTATATAATATCGCCTGGGTGGGGAGGTATAGGAGGCCCAGGAGGGGGCTTGGGAGGGTCGTCACAATCACCTCCAAACCCATCAGGATGCCCTCCTCCCCCAGGTTCAAAACCATCACCACCCCCCCTATCACCATACCCTGTCAAACACTCAGCAGGACAAAACGGATCCCCTCCGTTATCATCATCATCTATATCACAGTCAGGGAAGACTACACAAGAGCAACACGCTACTATACGAACTCCACTACATGGAACTGGTCCACAAATATCTGGAGTATGGCAACCCATTTTAATAAATTACTTGAGATATATCAACAAAGCTCTGACTATATACAGGAGCAGTCCCAGCAAGAAGATCATCATGAGAGCCTCCCGTAGTTTGGGCAGGAATAAGAGTTTTGGTTCCTGAATTAGCTGAGTTATTATTGAGAGGAGAGACTGGGTAGCCTGTAACAGTAAATCTAACCGTAGGATAGTAGGCCGCTCCCATTTTAGGAGTAAATCTTAAATTATTAGAAGTGTCTGCACCAGCCTGAGTTTTTGTTCTCCACTGCTCACTAGGCCACTCGGGTAAACAAACCGAATAAGCTAACCATTGATAAAGATTATTTCCAATAGGAGATCTTTGATTAGCAGCATCTGGAGCCCCCTCTTGATCCATAATTTGACCAAATTGAATCATGTTCTCTGGAAGTCCTTGTGCAGCAGAATAAATAGTAAAAGTAGCAAAAGGATTTGGACTATTTGAATTAATTCTTACTTGTCCTTTATTTATATAAAGACCAGTACCCATAAAAATTTCTCCAGTCGTTCTGTTATAAGAAGATTGTCCCGCAAAAGGACTACAGTTAATATACTCTACCGAAACATCATAATCAACTACCCAGCTTGGAAAAGTTATAATTATTCTTTTCATAGATGTTTGTATAAATCCTTCAGCTTCCAGCCCAGCATTAGGCCCAAAACCTGGGAGATATTCTTTATCTAAGCTGGCGGTATTAGCCGCATTTACTGTAGATGTTACGGCCCCAGGTACATATCTTAACGGTCTAGCTTTAGTCATCCCCTCTAGCCACATCCACCAAGTAGGCTCTGGTGTTGAATTAAATACTTGAGTATCATTTCCAGCATCCATTACAGGCTCCCATTCGGGGAATAAAGGAATATCTCTAGAAGATCCTAAATTTAAATAACTATTGGTGCCCATGTCCCAACCTTGATTAATTCCTCCAAGCCACTGCTTAAGATCAGTCTGTCTATTTGTATAGAAATATTGTAAAAGAGCTTTTCTTCTACTTAAATTAACATCATCTAAAAATACTTTAGAATTAATATATGAAGAAAAATCATAACCTAAATAATTAGTAACAGATCTAGTTTGAGACCCCCAAGGATCGGAAGATTGTTTACTTTGATCATTCATGGTTAGCATAGTACCCTCTACTCCATAAGCTAATCCCCCCATAACATAATCAGTATAAAGTACCTTACCAGAGTCACTATTACTATTCCCACCATCTGACATAGCAGTGTATACTCTTCTTACTGCATCTTTTAGCTGGTAGGCACCAATAGCGGGGTTAGCAAATGATAAAGGCGGGTTAGCGGCTGCCACCCCTGCTCTTTCGTTGTAAGTTAATTCTGTAGTGCGTAAGAAAGGTCTAATATCAATAATATCTTCAGAAGTTAGTGCCGTTGCTCCTTTTTTGATAACAATGTATGCTAAAGGTAAAGCTGCTTCCCCAATAAACTGGAAATCACTAGTATCCGTTCCTACTGCTAAATGGGCTGCTTGATTAACCATGTCATCTGGACTGGGGAAAGAACCGTATACTTTAGTACCTTCCGAATTTGTGATACCATAATTAGCACCCGTATCTGAATCAAATACATTAGCAACCATTCTTTTAGAACCAGGAACTCCAGCCTCATCACACCCCTCAGTTACATCTACTGAGGTAGTAATTCCATTACTACTGCTCGTTTTTGTAAGCCCAATTCCAGCCCCTCTAATCACTCCCAGGATAGGACTAGTAACAGTTTTAGGGCTTAAAGCACCACCGTCTACACAATAAGCATTTTCATAATCATTAAGCGTAGTAGAACTAGCATCAATAGGCAAAGTATAAGCAACAAGTAAATCTATTCGTTGGTTGGCTGTAGTTATTAACTGCTTATTATTATTATCATCATAATAATAAAAATCATTATCATCCCAAGGACTTATCTCTATCGTACTTTCAGGAAAATCCACCACTGCTGTACGGAAAGGAGATCTCCACATCCGTACAAAACTTAAATGAATATCTTGTAAAGTAGCATCAACATAGGTAGTACCAAAATCTAGGAGAGCAGCAGCATCCCCAGGGGTAAGGCTTCCCAAGCTTTGGAAAGGCCATCGTCTAGATGTAGTATTTCCATTGTTATATCTGGGGTAATTGGGTTTTGTGGGACTTGTAGTAGTACTCCAACTTCTTCCTAATCCAGTAGGGGATTGGTGAAAAGAATAAACAAACTCTAAACCATTAAGATTATACGCCTTGTTAACTCCAAGGACCGCATTTTCGGTGAAAGCAGCCCAAACCGTATCAATATCAATACTACTCCAAGCCCTCATTAAGGATCCTATAATTTCAGGCTCTGATCCTGGGTTACTTCCTGTATCTCCAGGACCCGTGTATTGGTAAATAAGGTTAGTAAGAGGGTGTGTAATATTATAAGCGTCATTAACTCTACTATTAAACTTACCAGCGTTAACTTGAACAGTTCTACCTTGTACTAACTTAGGTCTAAGCTGTTTGATGTTGGTCATATCTAATTCACTAGAATCAGTTAAGTAACCTCCACCTCCACTATCTCCATCTCCACCACTAGTATACTCACCATTTTCTAGCTTTTGTTTAAGATGTAAGATGTTCTCCTCTAATTGCTTAACAGGAAGGTTGTCTACCTCATAGTAATAAGGGTCATTAGCTTTGTAATATCTAATGGGCTGGAAAAAACTATAGTTACTCATATTTATAAATTCCTCTCAAGATCGAATAGATTAATAGAACCTATTCCTTTTCCTTTATCAGGTCTCCAGAATGCTTCCCCTGGATAGGCTGTAGCAGCAGCATAATAGTTTACAAACCTCTTCCGTCCAGACGAGTTTAGAGTTCCGTTCTTAGCATTAGCAAAAAGATTCATACCTGATTCGTCTAACCAGATATTATTTTCTCCAGCATCCAGCATTGCTGAAGTGTAGAAGAAAGATGATCCATCATTCTCTGATTGCTGCGGGGTGGGAAGCGTCATAATATATGCACTAAAAGCTAAATCATTATAAATAGAACTTACAGTATCAATATAAGACGCACTACAGTCTCCAGACGGGTTATACCCCTGAGCTATTACCTGATAGGGGGCTCCAATATCTATACCAGTTGCTACAAAATCAAAGCCCATACTATAAACATCTGCTGGAGGTATAGCAGGAGCGAAATATCCCGCAGCATTGTAAGGATACCCTAAGAATTTAGCCTTAGGAGTAGGAGATACATATAATCTAAAGGGTCCTACATTTTCAAAATCAGTTTTTCCATAAATCCCAATTTCTCCTCCTTGATCTTTTCCTTTTCCGAAACTATCTAGTACACTTAACCCAGAAGTAGAAGGAGTACTAGAAGGACATCCCGAAAGAGAAACTTCTGTTCCCGATGCCCACACTGCACTTGGCCCATAATAAGAGGCACTTACATCTTGAGGATGGACCCCATTAACCGAAGTGAAAGCTACTTTTAATTTAGAAGTGTCTGCAATATTCCAAATTTTTAGTAACTCACATTCACTAGCTGAAGCATCATAGTAGGCTCCAGAAGCATTAGTCCAATTAACAGGGAAGTTAACATTTCTAACTTCAACCTCACTATTATCTACGGCCCGTACACACATACCTCCATACGATACACTACTGAGATCAGTTAGCGCAATATTAAGCCAGTCCCTTTGAGCGTCACCAGCCATAGTGGTTACATTAGTAGGAGTAGCTTGTGCAACTAAGTTTAATCTATTTGCCAAACCCTCACCATAATAAGCATACGGGTTAGCATAAAAGTTCATTGATCCAGAAACACAGTATGCTTGATCCAAAGTCCTATTAGATCCATAGTATTCAGCTAAAGAAGTACTCGTAGTATAATCTGTGTCAACAGCCAGACCATCTAAATTCTTTTTATACTTATCAGCCCATCTAGTATTGAAATCTCCCATATCTTTCATTATAATTTGAGAGTTTTTATTAGCCACCAAACCTGCTCTAGTAGAATGAACTTGAACTTTAGTATGGTTGTCCATATCTGCTAAATTAAACCCACTAACATTAAAATACCCATCTATCAAATGGGGACCAAACGCTACAACGGATTCATTTTCAGCTAAGGCACCCACCCCATATTGAGCAATCGTAGTAGGCCCTGCAACATACACTTTAGATTGATCTCCTGCATATACCCCAGCCAGTACCTGTTGCTGAGTAGGGGGACTAGGACCTAATATAAAAGTATTATCATTCTGATGCCCCTCTAATTCTAAAGTACTTTGACCAGTAACCCTAAATGCAAAGCCCTTTAATGCTCTAGCAAAAGATATTTTACCAGTGTCATCATTGGCTGCATCATAACTTTGGCTCTTAGAGGCTACTGCTCTCATATAAGAACCGTTATCTACTACCACCGCAGGAAGAGTTTGCTTCTGAACACTCGCTGCTAGGAATTCATTAACTGCAAAGTTTTCTTTAAAAGCTAATCTGGTGTAAACAGTATCCATGTTAATAACAGGGGTTGGCACGAATCTAGATTTAGATAGAAGAACATGCTGCCCATTCCTGTAGAAGCTCGTCTGGGGGTAGAAAGGCCCTGCCGTAATACCAAATGCTATAGCATCTTTATTATAATTAAAAGTAGAGTTAGCTGATTTTAATCCAGCCTCTTGATTATGATCCGCAGTAATTTGATAAATATTAAATACAGAATTATCTAATCTAACTCCAACATTATTTTGAAAGGCTGATACTCTCTGGCCTATGTTAATAACAGAGTCTTTCGCTCTTATCCCATCTAAAAGATTAAAGAATGATTGAAGAACTATAGTCTGTGATCCATTATTAGGCGTAATGGAAACACCGTCCACATTTCTAGCATAAGTTTGTTTTAGAGGTGTTTTTAAATTAGAGTTTATAAGTTCAACACCCACTTTATTACGATAGAAACAGAAAGGAGCATCAATAGGAAGCCCAGTATCGTCTGCTGTAGTAGCACTTAGAGTAATATTAGAGGAAATAGCCCTTAACCCTGGCGTTTCTTGTGGTTCTTTTTCACTAAGATTTACTAACGATACTCCTGTGGCAATGCCGTAATTATGGAAAGCAATAAACCCTCTATTCAAGATGATATTTGAGTTTACAGCTTCTAATCCAGCAACACTACATCTAGCCGCAGTACAATTTTCTAACACTACATTAGAATTATTGATCTCAAAACCTTTTGCAGTTCTTTGACTCCCCCCACTTAAAAGACTTGCCTGAGAACCCCCATCTACACAGAAACCTCTAAGGTAAACATTACCATTACAATCATTGATATAAACATTGGTAAGAGAGTTAGCATATACCATACCTATAGCTCTTGTATCTGAGTCTGGGCTCCCTAAAGAGTCTCTTTGTACTATTGTAGCGTCTACCTCATTTGTTATGGTTAAATCGGAGCTTACAGAGTTGTCCTCATAAACATCAACATTATACACACTAGCGGTTCCCATAAAGTCTCCAGCGGAGTCCTTAAACTTAGAAGATATACTAATAGTTCTATTAGAAGCAGCAGCATTCTTACTCCACTCAGGGGTAAGAATGAAAGCTCTAGTATAATTATTCCACCAAGTAGCAGCATCAGGGTTATTATCCCAAACCGTAGTACTTACGCCTAAAGCAGATGATTCGTACATAGTAGTACTTAAATCTACGGAGCTAAAGGTAGTAATAGAACTAGAGTTTGTACCTACAGTCTCATAAGTAGATAATGGGGTAGTAGATCCACAAAAAGCTTTAGCAAATCCTCTATTGATGATCTCTAGCCCTGCGCCAGAACCCTCAAACTGTAAATTATCTAAACGCAAAGACCCTAATTCCCCACTAGTAGCCACCTCAACAATAATAGGGAAACGAATGGTATTAGGAAGGGCACTTACTACATCCTCTAAAGACCCAAATACTTTTTTATTATCAATACCACAATCAGAAACCGTAAGCATCATACCTTGCACAGAGGAGGTAGGATATCCTGCCATCTCAAACATGAGATCATCCCGTTCTTCTAAATCGTAGATAGGTAGATTGTCTTGCTCCCAGTTATAAAAAGAACTAGAATCAAATTTATAAACAGGATCAGTCCAGGCGTTAGTCAGTTGTGCGGTTCCTGACGCTAAGTATAAATCATTTGGTAGAAAAGGCATTTTAAAAATTTAAGGTCCATTTGAAAACTAATGCAAAATCACTAGTTTTTGAAATATTTGTAAAGGGTCTGTATGCTACTAAATTAGAACGATAAGGATCTAACCCAATAGGGTTCTGCATGAACAACCCTATCTCGTTTAGTATTTGAGAATTACAAGTATCTCGGTCTAAGTATATTATATAGGTAACAGAGTTACGGTCTACTCTTTTAATAGAATTATCTGTTAGGAGCCCAAAGAACCAACTATCTCCAAAGCTCCCCCCATATGTACTTTTCGCAGTTCCGTCCCAATTCATTAGCTCTTGTACCGTAAGTCCTATTCCCGACTCCGTACCTGAATAATCTGTACCCCCGTTAATTTGCCCTAACGCAGACACTAAACTAACCTGATCTACCCCATAAGTATTGAGAACAGTATCTCCTTGAACCCCTAATTGAAAATATCTGATTTGAAAGTTTGTTATGTCTGTAGCACCTGAACCTGCATATAACAACCCCAATCCTACTCCCATCCCAGAGGTTATAGTGTTATCTTCATCAAATACTAAAGTCTCCTCTCCATTGGGGTAAATTTTCCAAATTTCTAAATGACCATTTGGGTCAAGTGTTTCTACATTTTTCATATTTCTATATTCCTCGGCGTTTTAAAGCTGGATTTCCCCCACCCGTGTACACCCTATCAGGGTAATTAGATACCCCTAAAAACCCTATAGACCAGTGAATTATTATAGAAAAATCTTCCACTTTAGAAATAGCATTGAATTTTTTATAAGCAATTAATAAAGGAGAATCCTCACTTAATCCCCTCGGGTTTTTTATATACAATCCTACCTCAGTAATCTCTTTTCCATTTCCACTCTTCTCATCTAAAACAATCTCAGACTCAAAAGAATCCATATACCATTTAGTTACTCTGGTAGCTTGCAATCTTCCAAAGTAATCATCCGTCCCTGAGTAAATGGTAGAAGAGAAAGTAGCACTTGTTAAAAACAACTCAGAATAGTTTCTTCCATCATCTGCTGTGGAAGCAACAAAACACCTGTACCGTTCAACAACAGGTATTTGAGTATCTTCCCCATACTCTTCCCAATCAAAAGCAGAAGATAGTTTAAAAAATACAGCCGAAGCACTGTCGGTTATATCATAATCTATCGTACTTGTTCCTACTTGAAAATATCTAGGGGTATAGTCTTTAATAATAGCAGATCCTTTTCCTTCTAAAAGATCCGCTAAAGAAGATCCCAAACCTGCGGTAATTAAATTTTCTCTATCTAAAACTACTTCTTTAGTTCCATCTTTAAATACTTTACAAACTGTAATATGACCACTAATCATGTTTAGACCTCAAATCAATAGTCCATCTAATAGTTAAATAGTTCTCAGAGAGGATGCCTATAGTGCCTCCATCGTTTTTTCTACTAGTTAAATTCTCAGTAAAAGTTTTTTTTGCGAATAATCTATATTCAATGTCATTAGCTCCCTGCGTTGTAGTAGGCTCCCACTCCCAAGGAGGAGGAGAGTTTTTCATAGATTCTTTAACATTAGGAGTCCATAAGCCAATATGATGTAACCCTCCAAACATATTAAACATATTTAAATCATCATAATGTAGTACCGTGGTCATTTCAATTCTAGGATCAATAACAAAATCAATAGGATTTGATTGAACCCCTACTCCAGACAACCAAGCGCACCCCCTCCATTTAGTCGAGTCAGTAGGGAAAGAATTATAAACATCTGCGGCCTCGGAATAAACAGGACACCGAATAAACCCTCTAGCATCCACATTTCCTTGATTATCAAAGTTAATGCTACTCACCCCATTATAACCTCTTTGGCTTCCAATCCCCCCCGCACTACAAACAACATTAAGCCCAGGTGCATTCCTAAAATCTCCTTCAAGTGAAGATACCCCTGCTACTATTATGTCTATATTATTCCCAGTAATACCAACATCAAGACTATCCGCATTAAATCCTGGGCAATATGCCCCTACCACATAACCAGAAGCAGAGTTATGTCCTGACACATTCCACGCCAGTCTATTTTCAAACTGCCCAAAAGAAACAGCCCCATCAGCACTTACATTTACATAAGCACTATTTCCTAAGGCTAATCGTGTGTCTAAAGGATCAGGATAAGAAGGAAGATAAATTGGAGGTTCATAAGAACCCTCTTCACTTCCTGGAATACTCGCTGGCACCCACAAAGCCCTAATTACCTGATTACCTTCTACAGTCCTATCTGGATTAACCCAAGAAGATGGATCATTAATAGCATCAGAGGTTATATAATACGCAGTAGCTCCCACAAGAGAAGGAGCTATACCAGTACAGGAGGTTTCTGTATATACTGGGTTATTACCTAAGTTCTTGTTTGCCGTACCGAAACTTAAAGCAGTTATACGCCAGTTAGAGGTATCCATAACTCTAGGCTCTATGCCCAATGTACTGGAAGGAACAGTAAGCATATCTACAATACTCTCCCCTGCTCCATCTACTACTAAGTTATCTTCTGAAGCAATTAATTCAGAAGTTCCATCATATGCTATAGCAAAAACTTCTACCTTACCCCTCATGGATATCCACCTCCGTTAATTGCTGATGCCCACTATCTACCCTATCAGGATACATCTGATAATTAGAGCGGTAATTTAGCCTAGAGCCTCCGCTGACTTCCATAATCCCAGAAGTAGTGGTAGCATTTCTACTGGCAATTCCAGTCTGTAAATCTTTAAAGAATCTAAACACAGCTTTTAAATCACTCTTATCAAGTTCTATATTTCCATACTTAGTTTCAATCACTGCATAGTCCTCTTTATTAGTTAAATCAGTGATAGAAATATTTTCAAATACTATAAATTTCGTATCATTCCCCGTCATAGTGAAAAATTCTAAAGTATATTTTTGGTCCGTTCTATGAATTTTTCCAAAAGTATCTTTATAACTATCAGGTGGCACTGCGCCCTTATTATTATAGGTACTGAACTTAAACTCAAACTCTTCTTTGGTATCCTTTCCTATCTTTATAATAGTTTGAGGGCTTGTTCCTAAAGTAACAGAATTCTTTTCCAAAGCTTCATAACAACTAATCCCTGGTCCGTCATCATTCAAAGGTACATGAGGACTAAATTTCTCATCTTGTGTCTCTTTTATAGGGAAAGTAAATGTTTGAGCATAAGATTTTAAGGTGGTAATTCCCAAAGTGTGTAGGTGGTCTACAGATATTTGTACCCAGGACTCGTAATATAATCCACAATTATCATACATACCTTGAGGATTAAATACCCATACTTTTCCATCTTCAGGCTCAGTCCGTATAGTATACCCTAAGGTTTGACCCCCAATAAGTATAGAACTTATATCACTGTTATGAGCGGCAAGCTTAACCGCATACCTATGATTAGGCTCTAATAAGTTTCTAGCCTTATTAGTTAAATCACTATTATCTATCCTAACTCTTACTCTAGGAAATAGTGTACTATCGGAAGATCTATGATACTTAAGAATCGTATTATTTACTAAATACTTATTATAATCGAACTTATTAACTTGAGATCTAGACCATTTAAATATAGAAAAAATAGGATGCTGTCTAAATAAAGTGGAAGAAGAAGTATCCACTAACTCTATAGAACTTACTAGATGTTTATTATAAAATTCTGGGCTGTTTAAATAGACATCCTCTGTGCCAGAAGCAGCCGAAGTCCCAAGCTGGTGATCTCCAAACATTCCTGAGACACTAAGGATACCACTCCCTCCATAGTAAGAAATGTCTACCTCATTCAATGGAGAACTAGTTTGGAGGAAAGAGCTTACTTCTATAGCCGATCCATCTGTATTAAAATTAGCATTATAAATTAAAGGGCCATATGTATGGGAGAATATATTAGGACCTCCAGATAATCTTCTATAATTATCCGACATGGGATGGGATCCATAAACAGAATTATAAGTGTTATACAGCCTATTAACCATTTGTCCAAATTTAAAATGTTCATAGTAAGAAAGGCTCTCATCGGATCCTTCGTTATTAATCAGTTGATTGGCTATAGATTTTATAACACTAATAGTCCACCCAGACCTAGACCCTTCAGCATACCAAGAACTTAAATCGTTAGGAGTTAATAGTGGACTGCTTGCAGTCCAATCTCTATTAATGGCTCCAGAATCAGTATAATATCCAGATACTATAGAGCTTGCTTGTAAAAACTTTTCTTTATCATGCATTTTATTCATTACATACATGATATCGTCTAGCTGACCCCTTCTTCCATAAGTTTGGCAAGAAGAAGATTGTAAGTTTAGATTAGCTCTAGAAGCAAAAGTATTACTAATATCATAACCAAACATAGAACTTGGTGATGTTAGATTTTGACATATATCCCAAACGGGATGAAGATTAGATAATACACTTCCTATACCATAACCATTACGATTTGGTATAGTCTCAACTGGTTGAAAGGCTTGAGAAGAAGGTACAAAACCTAAAGGAACATAACCTATAGCTGAAGTATAATACGAGTTGGAAAGAGTTAATGATCCTGGATTATTCCTACCTACTCTAGTAAACATCTTGGTTTCTGGTAATAGATTATGGTAATTTCTTCTTCGTAAAGAATTTCTATTAACCGAATTTAAGGGCGCAAAGGTATTACCAGACAAAAGGAAATCGTGAGTATTCTCTACTTGGTCTCGTTTAAAGCGATGAGGGGTAAGTCCGTTAGCAGTTGCCAAAGCATCCATGTCTACAGCACTTACGGCAAACCCAGTTGTAACAGTAGAAGATCCTTCATATAGGTCATAAAAGTTAGGTCGTAGTTCTCTACAATCATTATCCGCTATCGCATCCATGCTATCTATAACGCTTGATAGAGATAAAATAACTTCAGGAATGGCATGAGCAGGGACCACTTGATCCAAGATTGGAAGCATCTGTGTAAGACCGTAATGAGTATTATAACTTAATAAGTTAGAGCCCCAATCAAAACTACTAGAATCAAACATCATCAAGAAGTGAGAAGATTTTCCATTCCACAGACTAAGAAGACTAACAGGATCAGGGGTCTTATCCGTGGGAGCCTCCTTAATAACTACATCATAATTAGGGGGATAAGTAGGAGCAGTCCCAAACATAAGGAAAGCATTTAAAATTCTCGTAGTATCCACTGTCTCAGTGGTATACTCTCTGATATATTTTACAACAGAATCTGTGAATGCTTTATCTACACCGTAGCATTGTAAGTAATAAGCCAATCTTTCTACTAGTTTATTACTAATAATGCAATCCGTATAGTACTGTCTTTTCTCATAGGGAGGAATATAAAACTCTCTACCTCTGTACTGGAAAACAAACCTAGGATCGTGTTGCAATTTGATGGTGATAGAATCCTCTGTCTCTACTTCTCCAGTTCTATAAACTCTATTCCCATCTTCATCATCAATATAATGATAAGGGCCTTTCCACACAGCTAATTGATCAGACTGTAGACTTCCTGGAGTCCAATCTATTATCTGTGCATCAATAGCATAAACAAATGCTAAAGTTGGAAAAGGCTTTCCTCCCAACATAAACTGATCTGGGAACTCTCTAACTAAATTAAATAGAATAGTATCAACAGCATACTTTACATTAACATCCATACTACTAGAAGAGTAGTCTAGAATCCCTAACTGATTAGCCACCTCTGGAGTATAAGTTTTAAAATCTTTAAATGCAGCAGAGCTTGTGGCTAGAGAATAATAAAGAAGATCAGGTAAGTAAGACTCCCAAAGCTCCTCAATATGAGTATCTACATTGTACGCATCAGTACCAAAAAGAACATTTAATAAAATTTGAATAGACTTCTTGGTTCCCTTAGCTTTATAAATAGAGACCGCATTCATAAGTTGGACTCTCCACTTATCAACATCCGACCCTATCATACGCCAACCAATCAACTCTCCTAAAAGTTCTAAGAACTCGTCTGGGCACTTCCCTATGTCATAAAGAACCCCAAGTTCATTACCCTCATTTGTTCTATCTGCCAAGCTAAAGGAAGTACCTTCCAGAAATCTAGTAAATGGACCTGCATTTTGAACATCCGTTATTTTTGCTTCTGTATTAATATAAGTGTTAAATGCATCTTCCACCTTTTGGTCTGGGCTGTTTAGATAATGTGGAGAATAAATAATACTATTTAATGTTTTTAGATTATCTAATAGCTGTGTACCACTAGTCCATGTACCAGCACTCATTTCAACTGAAGATAGATAAGAAGTGGGAACAATATCATCAATCCCCCACCATTGCTTATTATTCCATAAATACTCTTGATAAATATTTATGGTATCTTCTAAAACAATAGATCTTCCTTTCCATAAATTAGTAGTAATTAATTCAGCTACTGCATTTGAAGGATCAAAACCATCAGTAGGACCTTCTCTATTTAAAAAGAACAACCATCCTAAATTATTAGCTAAGAACTTATAGGTTCCTGAAGAATCATTAGCATATGCACTTGCTGTAAGAGTAGCTAAGTTTTGAGAGCCCACATCGACAGGGATAGTGGGAAGAAAAGTTCCGCTAATATAATCTAAAAATTCCCCACTAGAGGAATAAGCTTTGTAACTCTTTGCTAGAGGAAGTAAAAAGTATCTTTCAAAATCATCAGGAGAGATGGTAGCGGGATTTTGATCTTTAAAGAAGTAAGGAGCAAATCCCGATGGTGTATTTAGAGCAGATAAATAAGTATCATATATTAAAGAGGAAAGAGGAAGAATAGTAGATTGATTAGCATTAGCTACTAAGTGGCTATTTATAACTTGATTAACAAAACCAACATGCTCCCCACTCAGCGTCTGCTCGTCACTAAAATAAAAAGAGGGAATAATCTTTTTTATAGCTTGTAAATAATTCTGTTTAAAATAAGTTTGGGCTTTTTTAGTCTGCTCTACATTATCTTTAGTTGAAACTACTGCTACAATTTCAGGAACAGGCTGATCCAGGCTGTTAAATCTAGAGGTTTTTACATATCTTCTGGACATTATATTAGAACTGTATTAATTGTAAAGTTATTTAATTGAACAATCTCATTAAACTCCACATCAATTACCTCAGGAACATTATCCACTGTAGAATATCGGACATTGGGTAATGCAAAAATATCTCTGTTAAGTTCAGTAGCTAAGAAAGGTTTTCCAAAATCAAAATTATCAATATTAAAATGATTTAATATTACATTAGATACTTGTTGTTGGATTTCTCCCTCTATTGTCTCTAAATCTTTATCTATTCTTATAGTTACAACTAGATCTAGAGTTCTAATAAGACCGTCTACTACTACCACCTCATCAGTTAACATTTTTTTAGGTTCAATCTCCTCTAATAATTCTTTCTTAAAAGAAGTAGATGCTTTCTGTAAAGTAATGTCCGTAGCCTTTTCCAAAGTATAAACATCAATCACATTAGCTGATGAGAAAGCATCTCTTACTACAGCAGTTGTTTTTCCTATAGTCCCTTGCTTCGATCTAAAAGTATTACCTATAGCAATATAGTCTTCTAGTGTAACCACTCGATCTTGTCTCTTAAAAGTATAAGGAGCATACTTCTTTGCATGTTCAGAAGTTTCAGCATTAGCCCCGCCAGTGGCTGCTGTTCGATTCTCAGTAATAACATTAATAGTCTCCTCATCATCACCTACCATAGTAGTATTAACATTGATAGCTGATTGAATAATATTGCCTCTGGGTCCTCCTCCTGTACGATATAGAACCGTAAAGATAGATCCTTGAGGAGGGGAAAGCCCTAATGCGTTATCCCCAAAGATAACAGTGGCTGCGTAGTTGTCATTATAAACTACTTGGAAAAGCTTAGAATCTCCACTAGAGGCTGAATATAATCTTTCTACTTGGCTATAAGCTCCTGTAGCTAGATTCCCGTCCCCAGCATTAACATAGACTTGTACACTCCCCTCAATAATGGGACTATCCAGTAAAGGAATTGTTTTATTAGCTTCTAAAGTATCAAAAGTCCCCTGCTGTCTACTAAGAGATCCTTCTAGAAGTGCTACATTAGTAAAAACACTACTTAGAGTGTTATCAGCTTCATTCCCATTAAAATAAATCATACCATCACTATTTTGTATGTCTTGAATAGCGTTATCTACTACTTTATAAATTGTATAATTAGCAACCCCTCCATCTTCTTTAGAAGTTATAGAGAATACCCTGGATCCTGCGTCATAACGCAAAGGAAAATTAGCTACAATAGGGTCTGAATCTAAAGTAAGGGTGCCCCCTGCGGCAGCAGCCATAGGTCCTTTCATGGACACTCCTACTAATTCTAGAAGCTTTTTTAAATTATCCCTATTCTTTACAGTACGCAGATAGTTTTCATTAGCCAACATATCCGCTTTTAAAGAGGTAACTGCTCCCATATAGGATACTATCTCAATAAGCATCATCCCTAAATCGGATTCAGAAAAGTTTTGATAATCTTCAGGGTATACAGATTTAATATATTCTATTAAATCTGCTCTAATAGAATAAAAATCATTACCTGCATAATCAATAAATTCTTGCTTTTTTCTATCTGGGATAGCACCCAACTTCATAAAGTCTGTAGTAGTTGTTCCTGAAAAAATCATCCTAATCTAACCTCAATATCAAAAATATCTAAAGACTCGTCCAGAAGCTGGAGAGTTAGTTCTACTCGTAAAGTACTGTTTTCTGTTTCTCTGTCATCACTACCTACTTTTATCACTAAAGGTTTCGCTATAGAAAAGTAAGTAGATAGTGTTAATAAAATATCTCTTTTTATTAGATGGTAAAGAGTCTCATCTAAGGGTTGAAATAGATATCTTCGTAAATCTAACCCAAACTCAGGGAGCATTACTCTTTCTCCTCTTTGAGTAAGAAGTAATTGTCTTAAGTTGTTTCTAATTAACTCTACACCATATGATTTATTAAAATAATTAGATTGTGAAGTATTTTTAGGGGGTGTTCCAGCGGGGATAGTATTATCTAAAGGCTCTATTAGGGGGTATGAGAAACCTGCTCTGCCCTTACGCTTAGAAGTAATACCTTTTATAACAGAAAGAGTAACAGGAACTCCATAAGTCTCATGTGTAGTAGTAGTAGCCATTAGGTTTTGAGATTCTCAAAGAATCCCTTTTGTCCATTATAATTTTTTATAACTTCATTAGAAGCTATTGCTTTATTATATAGTTTAAAACTACCTAAGAACCCGTACAGGCCACTTTTTCTACCACCCCATCTACCTCCCATAAAATTCATCCCATTGGTTACTCCTTCAGTATATGTAGGTAGTTCCCTACAATGCATACCATCGGTGTAACCTCCTCCAATAATCCAGGGAGTAATAGGGGGCGCACCATTCATACCTTTTGATTGAGGACCATTCCAATACCAAAAATCATTAGATCCTAAACTATTAGGTGGGAAGAAGGGAGCATTTTTAGGGAAAGTACCCTCAAAAGTATCTGTATACTGGAAAGAGCTTGTATCAATTAAACTAGGTATATTTGGAGCGGCGAGGGTTCCAAAAGTAGCATGAATACTTTGAGATTTCATCAAAACTCCATTTAGATAAATACTTACTAAATCCTTACTATAATCAATAGTAGTAGTTGCTAAACAGAATTTAGAAGATACATCATTAAATTTAATCCCACTAACAACGGTTGAAGTGTCTATAGTTATACCATAAAAACCAGAGGCTCCTGCATAATCATGAGGACAATTACCCTCATCAGCAGATGCATTTAAAAAAGTTACCCCACTTGTGTTTACTGATTGAGTAGGGGCCATATAAAAAACAAGACCACTATCAATACTATTATCACTGGGATTATTGCTAGGGGCAGCACCTTTCGTTAATCTTCTGTCTCTAGAGAACCCCATAAGAAGTCCTTTTACTGCCGAATCCCCGTTAGCAGGACCAACAATCCAATTGTCGTCAACAGAGGATAGAGTCCCTCCTCTGTTCTCACACCCTAATATCACCCTATGCAATGCTGATACCTCACTATTAGTATTCCATCCTTTACTATTTGCATCTACTAAATCAGGCACATGAACCCAGGATTCTATCGTTGCTCCCCCACTAGCGTAAAGAAGACTATCTATCTCATTCCACCCCCCTTCTAAACGAGCATAGCTATAAGGTCTATATGGACTCAAAAGATACTCCTCATTGGAGGTGTAGCTGGATACCTTGGGGTTTCCATCCCCGTCTGTCCCTGAGAAGAGGTTACAAACTCCTCTAAAGTAAGGAAGACCTATTCCAGAAGGGAAGGTGCTATCAATAGAAGACGCTACTAATTGAGCAGCCTTATCGCTGGTAGAACTAGTGCTACAATTAATCACTTTGTACTTTGTAGAATTTGGATTAACTAAATCAGTATCTAAGAAGTTGTAAATAGCTACTAACTTATCAGTAGTAATGTGAGAATTTAAAGATAATACTGTTCCACTCACACCAGACTCTAAGTTTTTGTCAGTATTAATAATACCCCCTACTCCCACAGGAGATACCATTAACTCATCCACTGTAAACTCATCTTGAGGGACACTACTTTTTATATACTCTGGACATAAAGGAAGTACAATACCTGACACTTCATCAGGATTAAACATTATTCTTTCCTGTAATCCTAATTGAGCTTTTATTTTACTCTTATCTAAAGGTTTTAAATTATTAATAGGGATCTTACCGATAATAGCGGGATGGTCGTCTGGTGATAATACGACATGAATCTCAATCTGCTTCTTTCTTTTATTTATTTTATTATCATGAGAACTGATTTTAGAATATAATACTTGTCTCTGGTTGATTAAAAGTGCTGAATCCTCTCCATATCCAGCATCCTGATAATCAGTGATAAGTGTAGATAAATCATATACTTCTCTGTTTCTCTGTCCTATTAAAACTTGTAAAAAATGATCATCATCATAAAATTCTCGGACGCTTGGATCTTCCCTTATGGTTTCCATATCAAAAACCGTATCTACCCACTGGTTAAAAGTGTTCCAAGATATTGATTTTCCTTTTCCTCCTAAGTTTGGATTGTATTGGAGCATCCATTTAACTGCTTGAGACGGCACCCCTCTTCCTAGTATAGGTCCTGAAGCATCAAAATAAACTGCACTTACTATGTTAGTAATACACCCTTCATAGTCCAAACCCCCTCCATAGGAATCATAATAAATACCAGTCCTAGAAAATAGGAACTGACCTTTTTGGGCAACAGGAGGCCCTATACCGCTGGTATTAATAATTGATTTAGTAGTGTCTGCTTCTACCCCCCCTAAAGATGTGGGGATAATCCAATCCCCTGTTTCTGGGTCTCTTTGTAATCCTGTGGCAATATTAAAAGTAGTAGAGTCCCCTACCACCTCACTTAATGTAGAACCATCATAAATACTATTAGGATCATTTAAAACTACATCACCATTAAAAATAGGTTCTGGATGGTTTAAAGGATCTGCTAATCTAGCTTGCTTTACTTCAGCAATAACATTTAGCTGGCTGGCGCATTTATCAGAAAAGGCTACGGCTCTCTCTAGGGTATCTTTGTGCTTATCGTAAACAAGACTAGCTGCTTCCGTAGCAGGAGGGGGAGCAAAATACGATATAGGCTCTCCAGTAATAGGGTCTGTCCCATCAAAACCCACAAAGGTAGAGGCTGCTCCTGCGGGACCGTTTTGAAGAGCTTCATAAGTCTTCATCTCATCAATACAAGTTTTAAGATAGGTATAGTTATCTACTAAACCCTCTCCAATTAACCACGCTTCTGCTCCAAAACCTATAATCTGACCTAGGCCAGCTAAGTCCCCCAAACCTTGAAGAGCATTTTCTTCTATACCCAACCCAGAAGATTTAGATACAAATACAAATTTACCTTGGTTTGTATCATATTCCATGATCCCCGTATCAATAAATATAGCTCTAAGAATATCTTTATATACAGAATCAGCTTGTTCTTTTCCTGCTTGAATACCACCTCCTATGTCACCTAAAATAGAAGCAGGAAACCTGCTCAACACATCTTTAGTTAAAGTTAGGAGACATACGGGTACTCCGTGTTGGATTGCCATAGCATCCAATATAGGAGTAGGCGATGTAGTAATAATCGCCGCCAATTTGCTCATATCAAGTGTTGCCATAGTTCTTACCTTTTATAATACTGGGGGATCGTTTTGATCATTGAGTCTAATCTCATTCCCATCTATATATACATTACCAGGAGACTCTTGACCACCACCATCCCCATCTCCTGCATTTATATTTATCTCAGGAGCATTTAACTCAATCTTAGTGTTACTCTGTAAAGTAATTTTTTGTTCTGCTACTATATCTACTGTACCTCCAGTATTTATAATTACTTTGGTATTTGTTCCTGGGGCATTTATACGGATTACAGAATCATCTGCTTCTCCCTCTATGATAATGTTATTATGTTGAGAGCGAATTTCCACGCACCCATACCCCTCATGTCCTAAATCTACAATTCTTGCTCTGGCTCCCGCTTGAGTGTTAGTTACTTTTGTATTGGGGGTATTCCCAGCGTCATCATTAGAAGCTAAATTTCCATATGCTAAGTTTTCAAGTCGTAAATTATAACCCTCTTGTACCCAGAAGTGCATCTGATTAGCCATAGTATACATGTTCACAGGGCCATGAGTACGCATATGCCACTCGCCTTTAGAAAACGGACTCTGTGGTGAGTTACCTGTGCTAAATATAAAATACTCCTTACCTTGCGTAGCTGGGTCCATAACGATACCTTCCACAATAGGACTGTCTACGCACTTTACTGTTTTCCCCTTTCCACTTTGTATCTGAACCCTATGATCTTGATAAGCTCCTACAGCCCCATTATCTCTACTTCTAGATGATAGTAACATATTACTATTAAAAACATCAACCATGCCGTACTGCTCAGGAACAATCCCTTTAGCATTATACATATCTCTAAAAGCACTAGGGAAAGCCCAATCCTCTTTAACAAAAGGGACTTCTCCAGGAGCTAAAGGGGGACCTGCAATTCCTGGGTCTGTCTTAGGTACATACTCTTTTCCAGCGATTGAACCAGCGGTTCCCCCACCAGCAAGACCAAAATCATCCTCGACTGTAGGTACCCTATCATTTAAGCCAGGGATATTCCCCATTACAGATCCTAAATAATACCACCCTTTTGCTACTGTCGTATCATCGTTTTTTCCAGAAGCACGGGCACAAAGCACCGTACTGCCTGGAGTGGGAATACCTATGAAT